AGTAAGCCCTTGCTTTCCCCTGTCACAGGATCGTGGTCAAACCGTGCCTCACCTGATGCCGCTGTTTGCAGTGTCGGTTGGTACTTCACGATGGGGCTAGAGGTTGTCGCTGTGTAGGCTGTTTCTGTTGAACGTGCTTCCACTTGCGCACCCCAATAGTAACCTGTTTGCCCTGACGTGGAGTTATCTGTGTTGTCAGCATTTGAAAATCCAAAGGCTATGGCTGATCCTGCTTTAGTTACGTTTCTTATACCTAGCCGATACCAACCATTCCCAACACTTGTGATAAATGCTGCGCCGCTGTTGTCTGTAGCAACCGCACCCGTTGAAAGGTTCCACCAAACTCCTGCGTTAGTGCTAGGGAAATCCATAAAGAAATAATCTGCCGTACCTTTTTTAACATAGACGGTTCGTGTGTGATTTCCCGAAACTGTGGGGCTGTAAAAAATGGCACCCTTACCGCCGCCACTTGTTGTGGTGTATAAAGTTGCAGTAGTGGTGCCGTCTGGAGCAGTGGCATTGTTAGTTGTTATACTTGCTGTTCCATACGTTGACCAACTACCACCAGAACAACTATTGCTATACTGTAGCAAATTCTCTTCAGCCTTAGTCGTCGTGTGACCATCCCAGTAAGTCGCAGTGCTGCCACGGGTAAACGTGATGCGTGGGTCAAGGGTCTTGCTGTTGGCAAAGTCTAGCAGAAGGCTAGGACGTACTGTGGGTAGGGCTTCATCGTTAGTGAACTTGTCGGCTTTAACCTCACCCGTTACGTCTACACCAGTGCTGCTTGTGGCGATTTTAGGCAAGGCATTGTGGTATAGTGTTACTGCACTATTTTGCTCTGCCTTTAGCATGAAGTCGTTAAAGTTATCACCTCTTAAACTTATTTCACCGCCATTTGTACCAATAGCTAAAAAGCCTGTCCCGTTTTCTAATATTCGACTGTTAGCCCCATCGTGGTAAATCTCAAGGTCAGACGATGCGCCAAATATGGCCTTGTCGCTGTCCCCGAAGGAAATATCACCTGTAGTCGTAATGTTAGGAACGGTTACCGTACCAGTAAACGTAGGAGAAGCCAGTGGAGCAGCACCGACTACTTCAGCGACACTGATTTGTCCGTCAGCCAGTTCAGCATTGTCTGAAATCAGATTTGCGAGTATCCGTGCTTTAGTCATTAGCTAGTTCCTTACTCTGGTGTGTCTTGAGCCGCTACATGGGCTGCGTATGCGTCTTTAACTGCTTGTGTGTGTACGGCGGCACAGATGGCTTGTACCTCTGCGCTTTCGCCTGTAATCACTGCATCTGGTGCAATTACACGGCGTGAGAATGAACGGCTGATTTCTGTGCCATCGTCGTAGATAACCCGTGCGGTGCGAACCTGTACGTGCTTGTACTCGCCCACTACTTCGATTTTATCGTCTACGTTTGCTTCTGTTAGTGCCATCTTTTATCTCCTGTGATGGTGTTAGTGAGCTTGCGAACTCACTTAGGACTGTCCGACCCAAAGCTATGCAGTGGGTTATTAAACATAATAAGAACCTGCGATTTGGAAGTAAGTTGACCCGCCACCACCTGTAAAGGTGCTTGTTGAAAGCACATAGTTATCCCATCCCGCACTATCTCCTGCACGGAAGTAAATTTCTGAACCAACAACATACATCCCAATAGTGTTACTATTAGTGACTACTGTTTTTGTGTAAGAAGGTGTGAAGCCTTCCCAATACCCAGAAGTAAGTGAACCACGGCCCCCAGAAACAGAAGAGTAAGGCAGACCTGACATACGCAAGTTCCCTGCTGCACCAGACAATGTGCAAGCCGAGCCTGTAACGTCGATGTTCACTAGACGACCTATTTTCGTGTAGCGACCCGAAATTGTTCCAGAAAAAGTACCTGCGGTTGAGTGACCTTTTAAAGTTCCAGTGAAAGTCCCCTCCTCATAGTCATCCAGCTTATTAGCCGACCCAGTGCCGCCAAGGTATACACCGCCAGAGAGGTAGAGGTCTTTGAAGCGTCTGTCTGTTTTACCTAAGTCAAATGCTCCATCAACTGATGTGTTTGTGGTTACGTTCCAAGGGTCAATTCTGTTTGAAGCATCATTAAACTTTAATCCAACGTCACCAGTGCCAATAGTTAAATCTACACCAGAAGTCCCAATACTCCCCACAGTGGAGCCGTCTTTGCGGAACACTGCAATGTCGCCGTCTGATGATAAACGGTTTGCAATGATAGGATAATCATTAGGAATAGTAAAAGAAGCGTATCCAGAACTATCTAGCTTGATGCCCTGTGTTGTATTATCACTAGACGTTTTGCCAACCATAACATCGCCGCTGCCATCCAGTAACATTTGTGGAGTATCTGCCTCATAGTTTCCTGTTCCACTATAGAAGCGCAAGTCCATTGTTCCTAATGTACTTGTGGTTTTTGCCTTAATACCTGCGTAGTGAGGCGCAGTACCTAGTGAGCCATCAACATTCTTAAAGCCAATGCCACCTACAAAAGCACCTGATGCCACATTGGGTGCGGTTAACCCAAGATTTATTTCTGAGCCATCGCCACCATCTAACTCTAAAACTTTAGCTAAACTGTGGACACCTGTAGGCGAACTCGTCCCAATGCCTACTTTGCCTTGAAAAATAGAACTACCATCGCCTCGTATTTTAAGCGCATCAAGATTAGAGCCAGTCCGAAACTCTGCGATATTATAGCTACTTGTAGTGCCTCCCGTTTGAACCCAAAGACCTGCGGTTGTGCTAGAAGTTTGAATTTCTAAACCGCTAGTATTAGTTGGCGAACTCGTCCCAATGCCTAAGCTCTCCGCACTCGCATCCCAGAAGAACTTTGGTGTCGTGCCTGTGTCCTCGTAGAAGGAGATGTCGCCTGTGGAGTTATTTGCAGAAAAACGTGATTTAAACGTACTTTTGGCGTCATTAACAGTTTGTAGAAAAAAAGTCCCGCCAGCATTAACGAACCGATCATTTAAATCTGTGGTGTTACTATCCATAATATAAAATGACGGCGAGACAGATGTTTGTGTTATGTCTGCATTTAAACTTGCAACCCCATCCACAGTCAGCCCATCGCTGGTCAAAGTACCCTGAATATCCAGATTACCAGTCATACTATCGCCCGAAAGGTTCACATAACGTGCGTCTGATTGTGTCTGCGTTAAATGATCTGCTAAGACAAACGTACCGTATCCGACGATCTCAACGATGTCGTTTACCGTGGTCCCAGTAGCAAATACCACTGAAGTTCCTGATGTGGCGGTTACGTCTGTGCCGACTAACTGCTTCACACCATTCAAGAATACGTCTACGTATCCCGCATCATAGGTAGCAGCGAAGACAGTCTGACCCGCAGTAGCTGTATAACTGTAGCGATTTGTAGTGCCGTTTACTGATGAACCAGCGTTAGTCCAACCATTAGCGGAATACACCTTCATAGCACCCGCTGTTGAGTCAAAATACAGAGCGCCTATAATCAGGGCGTCACCGTCATTGTCCACAGTGGGAGCCGAAGACTTAGCGCCAAGGTAGCGGTCATCGAAGCTATCCAATGACGCCGCCGCAGAAGAAGCTGAACCCGCCGCCGCTGTAGCTGAGTTGGATGCATTTGTTTCGCTAGTAGCAGCATTGCTTTCTGAGGTTGCAGCATTCGTGGCTGAAGTCGATGCAGCTTGCGTACTTTGGAAAAGACCATCAACGTAGGACTTATTACTTGCATGGTCATTGGCAGTCGGAGTAGCCAAGCCTGTGATGTTGTTGGAACCCATTGCAAGGTTACCAGACATGCTATCACCAGACTTAGTAACCTGTAGGGCATCCTGCTGATCAGTATAAGCCTTACTAGAAACATCCTGTGCCGCTGTCGGATCACCTACACCAGTAATCTTGTTAGCAGACATGGCGATAGCGCCTGTCATAGTGCCGCCAGCTAGGGGTAACTTAGTCGCAATGCTGTTTGTGATCGTTGTGGAGAAGTCTGCATCATCGCCCAGCGCAGCCGCTAGTTCATTGAGTGTGTCCAATGTACCCGGAGCACTATCAACTAGATTAGCTACAGCGTTATCAACATCTACCTTACGTGCCGCATCATTATCGTTTGTTGGTGCAGACAGGTTAGTGATAGTAGCTGATGTGCCAGCGTTCATATTCAACGTGCCATCAATCGTGACGTTGTTGAATGTGGATGTACCACTAGAGGTTACATTACCTGTGAGGTTGCCTGTCACCGCACCTGTTACGGGTCCTGTATGAGTACCCGAGGAATTTCCTGTGAGATTCCCTGTTACCGGGCCTACGAGGCTTGTACCTGTAATTGTAGTGCCTGTTATAGGGGAGGCGGAATTTGCACCAATAGTTGCCCCATCGATAGATCCGCCATTGATATCTACAGACGCTAATGTAGCTTGTCCTGCAGAAGAAATGGTAGTGAAGCTACCTGCCACTGCGGAGTTAGCACCAATAACAGCACCATCAATAGCACCGCCATCGATGTTCACTGAGTTCAGTGTTGCTAGACCCGTGGATTCAAGAGTGGTGAACTTACCTGTGCTGTGTGAGTTTGCACCCACTGTAGCACCATCAATAGAACCACCGTTAATATCCGCAGTGGCTGCTGTTAAAGATGTTGTAGCACTCAGTGTGGTAAACGTACCCGAGGCCGCTACAGTTGTACCAATAGCAGCATTGTCGATTGCTCCAGAGGCTACATCAATGTTGCTGATAGTTGTTGTCGTGCCTACGTTAAATATGGCGTTAGCATTAACAGTAAGAATACCACCGAGATATGTTGTAGTGGCTACGTTTAAGCTACCATCAATATCCGCATTCCCGGAGAGGAACAAATCCTTCCAACGCTTTAAAGTATGACCTAGATCTTTAGTATTATTTGCATGAGGAGCAAAATCCCCACTTGAATTAATGAATCTGTTTTCTAACCAGACTGCAGCGCCAGCCGCATTGTACACACATACATAATAACGATCATCTGGAACATTATACCAGACAGAACCAACAGCATATCCATCATTGGTATCATCACCTACGGTTGGATCAGTAGTTGCCGCATAGTTATTTTTACCACCAAGGCCACCATTTGAAGCAGGTAAAAACCCGCTTACCGAAGTAGCGAGGTCTATCTTAGGTCCATTGCCTGTAGTACCATCATGAGCATGGCCTGTGGTGCCATTGAATGCATCTTGAAGTGTGTTGAATTCAGCATTGATTGGGGGGGCGGTAATGTTCTCACCGTTAATAATCGATGCTGCGGACTGTCTGGTATATCCAGCCATTATCGTCTCCCTGATTGCGTGTATTCGATAACTAGACCCTGAATTGAGTAGGGATCAAAATCACCGATAGTCACGTATGTAGCTCTGACCGAGAAGCCACTGCCTTCTACTGCCGTGCTTATGATTGGTTTGTCGGAGCCACCGTATAAAATGCCCGAGGCTGCGTATGTAACATTTTGGCCCCGGTACTGAACCGGACGCCCTTCAATTTCTTCCACGTAGTTTGCTGGGTTGAATGTATCTGCAGCAAACCAATCGTAGGTTAGACCTAAGTTAATGGTCATAGGACCCTCGGCCCTCACAAATGTGTTTATTCGTCTAATGTGTTTTCTTACTTCGGTATCACCAAAGTCAAAGAATGGTGTTGAATACACCGCTACAATGTCTGATCCATCGAAGTTAGTACCACGTTCTTGCTGGTACACTTTGCCATTGTAATCACCGTGAAGGACTACCTCAGACCCGTTTATAAAGTCAGAGGTAGCACAGTTTGCTCTCATGCCGAGCATTTCACCAAACTCCCAGCCTAATTGCTGGTCCGCTGTTCTAAGTCCACCGATAATCCCGAATGCTTCAGGAACAGTGGATTCATCTCCGCTCACTAAATACCTTAATTGTGATTTAGTACGGACAACAACGCCTACTAGATCGTCCAAGTCGTAGTTATCACCAAGTGTTGATAGAAGCGTTTGTACCGCTTTGGAGATTGTTTCGATCTCCACATCACCCACACGGGAAGTTCCAGCCACAGGACGAACACCATCAGGCGCTAGAAATGCAAGATCACCTCCAATTTCAACAACGGAGTCCCGGGCAACACATCCCATGTTAGCCGTGACAGGTTCCAGTATAAAAATAAGGTCAGATTCTTCTACGGCCTTTTTGATTTGGTTTCGGCCAAAGATAAATAAGTCTTTTCGGAAAGGGGCAAGTTGTACTACATCAAAGCCTACACGAAGTATGCTTGAGTTTGTGGCAGGGTCAAAGTTTAAATCGTTTCGTGTATCAGAGAAAGCTACAGCGTCTTGGCTAACTTGATCTCCACCTAGAAACAAATAACCCTCAAAGGCATTTACCAATTCAGGTCTTGCTGGGACATTAGAGCCACCCGGAGATCCTGATGCGCCTGTGTTGGTAGGACTTAAATATGTCCATGTAATTCCGTTGAATACTACAGCGTTGTTAATTCCATCTACTAGGCAAATTTTACCACCACCACCGAAGTTATACTTAGCTGCCCGGATTCTTTTGATCTCTCGGTCTGCTGTAGGTGTGGCGGTGTTATGAATAAGTCCAGTTGTATACTTGGACCATGAACCTGCTGTAGTTCCCCGGTAGAATGAATATTGTTGATTATCTATTGTAACCACATCATCCTGAACTGGGGCAGTAGAAAATGATACTGTGTTGCCTACAATATTGTAAGCAGATGATAGTTGAACATTACCGTTTACTCGGACCACAACATTAGTTGGGTTTGTTATAGTTAGAGTACGGCTGTTATCATCCGCCCCAGTGTAATTACTTTGTGCTGCAGAGGTGACAGTGAACTTATATACACGATCCTTACGTGCAGCGATCACCTCTGATGCAGAAGTGTTCTCGTTAAAGAATATCTCTAGTCCTAATACTGGACCTTCGGCATCATCACCACCTACTTCTACGTTCTGACCATAGTTAGTAAATCCATCAATTCTACGGTAACCACCAAACAAACTTGGCTCGTAGTTTACCAGACGTGTAGCAACACCCGGTGACTCTTCACTAAGCTGTAAATGGTTTTGGGTAGCGTTTAAGCCACCCACTGATAATACTTTGTATGATTGAATATTATCTGGCATTAAAAGTTGACCCTCGTATCAAGCACATTTTGGTACTTGTTTATCAAGACGGTCTGCATCTCTTTAATGCCGAGCATATATTGGGACATAGCAACATTAGCTGCTTC